GCATCGCCCACGTGCACCCCACGGACGAGCCCCACACGCTGGCGGACGATTGCTGGTGCGGGCCGTGCGAACGGGAGGGCGTGGTGGTGCATCGGAAGGCGGTTGGGCGGGCCAAACCCGGTTGGGCGGCAGAACTGGATGCTAAGGCCGCCGATGGCCTCAGGCGCGTTGGATGGACGGTTATCGCGCCAGTCGATCCTGCGGCAGCCATACCCGCTCCTAAGCCCGGGCAGGTGTGGGTTTCGCCTAAGCCGAGGGTGGAGGCGAGGACGGTTCACCACATCGGAACGAACCTCCACTGGCCGGGCGACGGCCCCAATTGCATCTACTTCACCTACTACCCCGGCACTCCCCGGGATGAGCGGCCCCATTGCCTGCGCCCGTCCGTTTGGCTCGCCTGGGTCCGCAAGTCCGGTGCCCGCCCGCAGGAGACCACAGCATGACCGAGCCAGACACGCACCTCCCATGGCTCGGAATTATCGTCTGGGGTTCCATCGCGGCATTCGGCGCGTTGGTCGCCGTGGGATCTGTGGCTGCCATGATGGCGACGGTAATCTGGAGCGTCCACTGATGCGTGAGACATCCTCCCTCGCCATCCGCAAACACGCGACGGCCCTAGCGGCGCAAGTCTGCCAAGGCGCACTGCCCACCGGCACGACGCTGCTCAGCTACATCATGGTGTTCGAGACCTACCTGAACGAAGGCTCATCAGCGGCGGCTGAGGCCTTGGGTTGGGACATCGTGGATCGGGAGCCAGTCAGCCTCGCCGAGATTCGCGCATCGCTGTCTGTGACGCTGGGAGGGAAGGCATGACCGAGTTCCGGGTTGGGCAGCGGGTGAGGTGCGTCGTGCCGGACGGGGCGGCTTGGGGTTTCGCAATCGGGTGCGTGCTGGGTACCCATTCGGACGGGATGGTGAAGGTTTCTACCCCCGTGGATCCACACGGGGTGTGGTTCGATCCGCCTGAACTCACCCCCATCCCCGAACCCGGCATCCCCGCCCACCTGGTGCGAACCGGCACAGATCCAGCGTCACGGCATTGGCCGGTTTGGAGGGCGCAACCATGAAGTTATCCACCGTAGCGCTGCTGATCGCCTGTTGCGCGCTAGCCGGATGCGGGAAGTCGGCGTCTCAGAAGAGGGCGGAGTTTATGCGCCAATGCGTGGCGGCTGAATTCCAGGTCCCGCAATGCGCCTTTCTGTTGGCCATGCAGGAAGCCGCCGAGGACGATTCAGATTCGAATGGTGCAATCGCGGGAGCCGCTTTGGGTTTGGCGGCCACATCAGGGGTGCGTCGATAATGGATTGGCCCAAGCCCGTCTCGGATGAGGCGAACGCGCGTCTAGCGGAATACTCTCGAACCAAGTTGGGCGACGCCGTCGCCCAGCAGTTCAGGGTGGCATTGAGCGCTGATGTGGGTGCGCCCTCCGAGGCTGACCTTGCCGCCGGGGTTGCGGCCTGTCCTGTGTCGGCTGTCACGGCGCTGCTGAAATGTGACGCCGAGATTGAGCGTCTTCGTGCCGCCCTGCAACGCCTGGCAGGGCCGGCGATCCACACCGATCCAACCGGGCCGCAATCGCAGTCTTGGACCATCATGCGCCTCAGGACGGAACTGGCGGATCGGCGGGATATTGCTCGGGAGGCTTTGCGGTGAACGGTTGGGAACACGCGGCCCTAGCGGTCGTCAGTCTGGTTTGCATCATCTCGATGAGCCAGATGCTGAAGCGGTCGCGACGCGCGCTTGCGGATGCGCGGTGCGCACTCGGTCACCATCGCCGCTTCAACGAGAGGTTCCTAGCTGAGCGCCGCCAGATGCGCGCCGAACTCGATGCATGCCGCGCTGATATCCGCCAGGTCACCGCCGAACGCGACGCCCTGCGCCGGCAGATCAGCCGGGAGGGGCAGCCTCGTGTTGGCGGGAAGTTTGCGGGGGTGGGGCGGTGATTCGATGCACCATCCCCGGATGCTACTGCATCGATCCTGCCGGGAGGATGGCACCGTGGAAGCGGGCGGCTGAGAACAGCCCGGCTGAGATTTCCGTGGTCTTAAACACCGCCCGGTCGAAATCCCCCCTTGACAATTCTAAAGTTCTAGAGATCGAAAATAGAATGGAGTCGAAATGAACGGCTCCGAACCGTCTGTGCGCCTGAAAAAAGACGGCACGCCCGCATCGGCGAACTGGGGCGGCCCTCGATCGAATAGCGGTGGCGCGCGTCCAGGCAGCGGTGGCGCTCGTCCAGGCGCTGGCGGGAAGCGGCCCGGCGCCGGGCGACCGCGCAAACCTGTCGCGTGGGCAATTCAACCCCTCTCGCAAGAGTCCACCCTCTGCGTCACCGTCCAGGAGCATGTCGCTTGAGTCACATTCCTAAAAACCTTGCTGCTGCTGAATGTTGTTCTTGCAATGATGTCGATGAACGTGGGATGGCCCAAGGCCAGGGGGCGCAGAACGCCCAAAATGCTGCGGTAATCAGCAAGTGGGGTGGTCCCCGCGCGAACTCTGGCGGTGCGCGCCCGGGTGCAGGCCGAAAGCCAAATCCCGCTCCCGCCAACCAGCAACGCGCCATCCAATCCAAGCCCCTCGGCCCGCGCTGGTATGTGGTCGAGTTGGCCTACGGTGCCAGCACCCGAGTGATCCGCGACATCGTCGAGGGCGAAAGCCGCGAGGGTCGTGAGGCACGTCCGGGTTACCGGGCCGAGATGCCGATGATTGCTGCCCGCCGGTTACGCCGTGGCAAGTGGGTTATCGAGCACGTCGCGATGTTCGCCGGTTATTGCTTTGTGCTGTTCGATGCGGTTGCCGACGATTGGGCGCCGATCCGGCATATCGAGGGCGTGGCCAAGCTGTTCATGACCAAGTCGCAGCGGCCAATCCCGCTGCCGGTCAATTTTGTCGAATGGTTGGTCGAGACCGCAAGCGAGCGTTTGAGCCTGAAGGCGGCGAAGATGCTAGAACGCCAGCCCGGCCAGACCCTGTTCGTGGCGGATGGTCCGTTCGTTGGGTTTCCGGCCACGGTCCTCGACTGCGACGGCATCTCGACAACCGCGGACGTTGAACTCTTCGGGCGCTTGGTTTCGGTGACGCTGCCGTATAGCGCGTTTACGTTGAGGGTTGCGTAATGAAAATTGGCAGAGTGGAATTTAGCCCCCGGGCACCCACCCCTCAGGTTCCCGCGCATCCCGCGCATGAGCCCGCTGCGCAACCGCTCGGTCGGATGATGGCAACCCGACGCGACGAAATCGAACTCCGAAGGTGGTGTATCGAGCAGGCGATTGCCTCTGGCGCCGAGACGGCAGAGGACGTGGTTGCCAGCGCAGCCGTCCTTCGTAAGTGGATAGTCGCGACAGATTAGGGCTGCGCCTTGCTCACGGGCCGGATGATGATCTCGAACTCGCCCCCGCTGCGGAATTCTTCGAACTTCGAGTTTGCTCTGATCGTGATCTCGATAGGGACGTCGCGCAGGGGCTGATTGGCGCCGACCATGCCGGGGCATATCAGTGTGGCTTTGCCAGCAAGCCGGCTACTGGGTGTCAATTCGCAATATATCTGCTGAACCAAGAATGGCCCGATCGGCTTACCGTCGTTCATTGGATTGCCTCCGGTTGGGTCGGAATAGCCCACATCATACACCCATCGAAAGCGGCGCACCAACGTCTAGTGCGCGCCTAACACCAATCGGCCCACGGCGAGCCTCCAACTCGCACAAACCGCAGGCTCCGGCCGTGCGGCCGTGTTTTATACAGCAGGTATCCCATGGCCCGCCCGTCCGGCGTTCGAGAGACGAAGCCGCGGAATACGGCCGCGAAGAAGCAGGCGTTGGCTGTGTCGATGGGCGGCCCGACTATGCTGCAGATCATGGTTTGGACGGCCCAGGGTCTGTGGGAAGAGGGTGAGCGCCTGACCGGTGAGGATAGGACAGCAAAGCGCCTCCAGGCTGCTGCGATTGCTGAGAAGGCGGCGCCTTACCAATCGCCCAAACTCGCTGCAACGACTTTAAGCGGGCCGGATGGTGGGCCGGTCCCGATAGCGGTTCAAGTTTACCTGCCTGATAACGGACGGGATAGCGATGCTTCTCAAGCCGCAGCCCGGGCCGCAGGAGATGTGGCTAGCTAGTCCTGCCGATATTGCGATCTTCGGTGGCGCTGCTGGCGGCGGAAAGTCTTACGCCCTTCTGCTGGAGCCGTTGCGACACGTAACGACGAACCCTCTATTCTCGGCAGTATATTTCCGTCGTACGACGGTCCAGATACGTAACCCCGGCGGCCTATGGGACGCGAGCCTAAAGCTTTACGGCGAAACCGGCGCTATGCCGGTCCAGCAGCCGCTCGAGTGGCGCTTCCCTGGCGGCGGCAAGGTCAAGTTCGCTCACCTCGAGCACGACACGAGCGTTCTGGATTGGCAGGGCAGCGAGATACCGCTGATCGGCTTCGACGAGCTTACGCATTTCACCGCCTCGCAGTTCTGGTACCTACTCAGCCGCAATCGTTCGATGTGCGGTGTGCGCCCTTACGTCAGGGCATCGTGCAATCCTGATGCGGATAGCTGGGTCGCTGAGTTAATCGCTTGGTGGATCGACCCTGAGACCGGGCTACCGATCCCTGAGCGTGTTGGCAAGCTGCGCTGGTTCATTCGCCTTGATGACGTGCTGATCTGGGCCGACGATCCGGCTGAGCTTCTGGCGCGGCATCCTAAGTCGGCGCCGAAGTCTCTGACCTTTGTGCCGGCCAAGCTGACCGACAACAAAGCGCTGATGGCGGCCGACCCCGGCTACCTGGCCAACCTGATGGCGCTCCCCCGCGTGGAGCGCGAGCGTTTGCTGGGGGGTAACTGGAAGGTCCGCCCGGCTGCAGGGATGTACTTCAGACGCGGGTGGTGTAACGTCATCGACGCGGCCCCGGCAGGAATGATCGTCAAGCGCGGTTGGGACCTGGCCGCTACGGCGAAGACTGAGACAAATGACCCCGACTGGACCGCTGGAACCAAGATCGGCCGCACCAAGGAAGGCCGCTACGTCGTTCTGGATCATGTTAGATTGCGCGGCACGCCGAACGAAGTCGAGCGACTGTTGCTGAACACCGCGTCGGACGACGGGCGTAGCGTCGAGATATCGTTGCCGCAGGATCCTGGCTCGGCAGGGAAGTCTCTAGCGTTTGCTCAGGTGAAGATGCTGACCGGGTACACCGTGCGCGTCTCGCCTGAGACCGGGGACAAGGAGACGCGGTTCGGGCCGTTCTCGTCTCAGGCAGAGGCCGGGAACGTCGATGTCCTTCGGGGTGCATGGAATAGTGACTGGTTCGCTGGTCTCGAGGCATTCCCAGAGGGGAAGCATGATGACGATGCGGACAGCACCAGCCGGGCGTTCAACGCTGTGAATACGCGTGCGCCCATGGTCATCTCCCGCGAAGGCTTCGACCGGATATGAGGTTCTGGCCCGAGAAGAAGCTACCACCGCCCGCGCCGAAGGTTGAGCCCCGCATCCCCATGCGCGTGCGCCCTGGGTCGGCAGCGTCGATTGCGCCCGAGAAGCCTGCGATCAATGCGTTTGTGATTCCACCGCCCGCGCCCGGCGTGCTGCCGTCTGGCGCGGCGCCGATGGCGATGGACGACAACATCAAGCCGACGTTTGTCTATGCCGCGCAAGGCCTTCAGCACGAAGGCCTGCAGTTCATGGGCTACCCCTATCTGGCGGAGTTGTCCCAGCGCCCAGAGTATCGGCACATCGTTGAGACCCTGGCGAAGGAAATGACCCGGAAGTGGGTCACACTGCATGCACCCGGAGACCTGGATAAAAGCGACCGGCTCGGCCAACTCGATGAGGCGATGAAGGGCTTGCGGGTCCGCGATCGTTTCCGCCGCGCTGCCGAGGTCGATGGGTTCTTCGGACGGGCGCACCTGTTTCTCGACTTCGACAACTCCAGCCCGGCTGAGCTAAAGACCCCGCTGACCGTCACGTCGGCGAAGATCGGGCGCAACTCGCTCAAGCGGCTCAAAGTCATCGAGCCGATGTGGACCTACCCGGCGACATATAACGCGTCGAACCCACTGCTGAAGAATTGGTATGACCCCGAGACCTGGTACGTTATGGGCACCGAGGTGCACAAAACGCGGCTGCTGACGTTCGTTGGCCGCGAGGTGCCTGATATCCTCAAGCCGGCCTATATGTTCGGCGGCCTATCCCTGACCCAGATGGTCAAGGCCTACGTGGACCACTTCCTCCGCACCCGCGATTCGGTGTCGGATATGCTGCACGCGTTCAGCGTGATGGTGCTTTCAATGGATCTGAGCGCCCAGCTAGCTGGAGCAGGTTGGGATAACGTGACCGAGCGCATCTCAACATTTAACCGTTTCCGCGACAATCGCGGAACTTTCGTGGTCAACAAAGAAACCGAGGACTTCAAGAACGTCTCGGCCCCACTCGGCGGCCTGTCCGACCTTCTGGCCCAGGCGCAGGAGCAGATGGCTTCAGTATCCGGCGAGCCCCTGGTCAAGCTGTTCGGCATCACGCCCAAGGGGCTGAACGCATCGAGCCAGGGCGAGTTGGAGGCCTGGGACGATACCGTTGCGGCCTACCAGCAACGGCTGTTCGCGGACAACCTCAAGCATGTCCTAGACGTGATCCAGATGTCCGAGTTTGGCGATATTGATCAGGACATCGACGCCCGGTTTGAGCCGCTGAAGCAGATGACTGAGGCCGAGCTGGCCACGATCCGGAAGACCAACGCGGACAGCGCGGCGGTCTATATCGCGGATGGCGTGATGTCACCGAGCGAGGAGCGGTCGCGGCTGGCGAAGGAAGAGGGCGGCCTATATGCCGACCTGGACCTGAACGTTGAGATCGATCCGCCGGATGAGGGCCTTGACCCGAACTTGGGCGGCGGCGTTGGGAAAGAAGTTCCGCCAGGTGGGGGGGGCAGGTGATCCAGATGCCTCGCACCCAGAAGCCGATACGATAGCGGAGGTGTCTCTAAACGGCGCTCAAGTGTCGAGCATGCTGGATGTGATTTCCAAGGTGGGGAGCGGCGAACTGCCGCTTGCAGCCGCGATTGCTATCCTGACCACGGCGTTTCCCATCGACGATCAACAGGCCCGCAGTCTGCTCTCTGGCGTCACCCCGGGCGGCAATAAAGCCCCTGAATTGACGGAGGCTGCCACCTAGTCCTTCGGCTGGCGGTAGCGGTCACATAGATCGGCCAATCCCCGCAGGCGCGTCGCTATGGCCCTCGCCTGAGCTTCGGTCGTGTCTGTGACTATGAACGGCAGCATGGTTTCCCATGAGATCAAACGGGCAGCCTGGTCGAACGCCCCCACGTCTGCGCAGGCTGGGAACGTCAGGCGAAGGCCCTGGAGTTCGAGTGTGCAGTCAGTCGTGAGGGCCGAATAGACGACCGCAGTCACGTAGGCGCGCTGCTCTGGGGTGGCCGCGATGGCCTCGGCGATCGCTTCCGCCTTGGCCGCAAGTTCGTCTAGTTCGACATCGCCGGTCAGGTGGATCAAGGGGTTAGGCTAAGCTTGAGACAGGCGGGCTGAGTCTTCTGCCCCTGGCACGCGATCGATGGTCATGCTGGGAAAGCACTGCTCCAGCATTGCCTGCGCAGTCACACCGAACAAGTTCGTCTTTGCCAGAGCAGCCCAAGCGTCGTCCGGAACGCTCAGCCGTAGGTTGGACTCCCGATCGATCGACAAAGAGGCCCAAGCCTCAACCACTTGGTAGAACACCTCATTTGCCGTTCCGGCGCCTGAAAAGACATTCTTACCTATTCTGGCCGACCGAGTGTCGTCATTCGTTCTACGTGGGTTGAAAGTCATGTTGTCCTGCGATGCTGTTGCGCCAAAACGCCGCATTGTAGCACCAACGAGCAAGTCGGTCACGATCAAGCCCGTGCGACCGAATGAGGGAATTGAGGCCGAATATCGACGCCGGCTGGATGCGCTGGTGTCTGAGATGCAGGCCAGCCTGGTTTATTGGCTGAAAGCAGCCTATCGGGCGAACGAGCCGCATATGGCCCAGGATGCCAGCCCAGCCAGGAAGCTTCAGGCAGCATTCCGCAAGCTCGCGCGGCGCTGGCAGGCCAAGTTCGATACCCTGGCGCCGGAACTGGCGCAGTGGTTCGCAACGGCAACGAAGGATCGCTCTGACGCTGGATTGAGGGCGGCCCTGAAGAAGGGTGGCTTCACGGTCGAGTGGAAGCTCACCGCGCCGATGAATGATGTGATGCAGGCAACGATTGGCCAGAACGTCTCCCTTATAAAAAGCATTGCCTCCGAACACCTGACTGATATCGAGGGCATCGTGATGCGCTCTGCCGCCGCGGGCCGTGATCTGGGTGGGTTAGCGAGCGAGCTTGAGGCGCGATATGGGGTGACCAAAAGACGAGCCGCCCTGATCGCTAGGTCGCAGAATAATTTGGCTACAGCCGAATTGACCCGAGTGCGCCAGAAAGAACTAGGGATTCAGACCGCGGTGTGGATGCACAGCAGCGCTGGGAAACATCCTAGACCAAGCCACGTCGCAGCAAATGGCAAAGTCTATGACATCGATAAGGGCA